AACACATACAGGGTTGATGTTTGCGAACATACGTTCATTCTTCGATGTTATCATTTCCAAAAATTCCATGTGCATATATAGTGGTAATATCTGCAAGGTCTGTTTTAATTTTGTATAATATTCTTCCATTGTTAGTTACATAAACACAACACGGCATAGCTCCCTCACTAGTTGAAACGGCAATCGCTGAGAGCGGATTATTGACTAAAGGAAGATACAAGTTACTGATACTACCATAGTTAACGAGAGTGTTTAATTTTGGATTATCAATTTTTAAACTGATAATATTAGCGAATTTAGTTCTCCTGTAACTAATGGTTTTGTCAGATACTGGCGTTTTTAAAGCTGGATAATACTTTCTTGGATACGTGTTAAATCCTTCGATTATATTATACCAGTTGAGTTTACCAGTTGTAGGTAATTTACCTGTACTACTTCTGGAATTGATATAAATAAAATTGGTATCGACTACAGGTACAAAAGGTATTATAAATAAGTTTCTATAACCAGTTTCGCCATAATCACTGGCTAAACTTGTGTTATTAGAATCTGATACACCGGGATAAACTGACGCTTTCCCACTTTCTTTATTATAGTCATAGTCAATAGAAATTATCAGTGTATACTGTTTATCTTTTTTAAACCCATTGACCGGGGTGCATGTTGTTGTTCCTGTGAAATTATCTATTGTGTTTTTTGTACTTGCTCCTATATTATCAATAGGTAACGTATAATTGCTATATGGTAATCTAGCTGCCATCACCAACTGGTTAAAATAATTAGTTGGATACTTTGCTGTTTTTGGTACTGTTCCAACTTCCCAAACAGTGTAAATAGCATCGTTATTAACACAACTAAAAACAGCACTGTGATTGACTCCAAAAAATGAGGGATCTGTACCCCCCTCTTTAAGATTGTAGAAAAGAATATCGCCAGTTTTTAATTCATTTACACTTTTAGGCTTAAAGCAGTATCCCCTATCATACAACCACTGACATAAATGTCCAGAGAATTTCCATGTTGTATCATCATTTGGATCGCCACTTGAATAGAAATCTTTAATATCCTGATTATTAAAAAGTAAATTGTTCATAATATTATTATTACCATTATATTTTGAGTTATTAAATGTTACACCTAAAAGTAAAAGCATAACAAATGTAGAACAGTTAATTTCATATTTGTTATTAACCTTTTCAACATTGTTTCGGAAAGCTGCGTGTTTGTATCCGTATACAAAGTCATTTCTGTTAACATAAGTGTTAGCAGTATTAGCTATTTCAGTATAAGACTGTGTTGAATTTGTAATTTTCGGTTGCATAGGTAAAAGTGCTGTTACTATGGCAGACGATAAACTTCCATCTTCAAGCATTGAATCCAGTTTATTATTAATTTCTTCCTGTACATCCAGATTTTTAAAATAATCCTGTACATAACTTTTAAGATCGTTGAAAGCATCCTGTAAGTTGTCAAAATTTTTCTGCATTGCTTTCCATTGTGCAATAATTTTGTTAAATTCTTGTAAAAACCAATCTTGATTTAATTCATGAAAATTAGTGTAAGGGCCTAAATTTTCCATACTCATAATATAATACCTCCTATTAATAAACCATTAAGCAAAAATTTTCGATAAAACTTTCTGCTATTACATCATACAAGTTAAAAACAACTAAATCTCGTTCGCTCTGTATCATCTGTTGGGACGTTGTAACACCAATATTTCCATGCGCTCTTCCAGTTCTTGTATGTTTTCCAGTTCTACCGCCATTTACACTCTCGTTTTCCGTGTCTTTTCCGGTTTCTGTGTTAGTGATAGTCCCGTTCTCTGTTGTATCTCCGTCTGTGATCTGTTTTGCGTGATCCGCAAGTCCAGCGTTAAAAGCCGTGTTCTGATCTGTTACGTTTACACTGTTCATAATTTCATTTGTGCTAGTGCTTTTTACGCTGTTGGTTGTGTTGCGTGTGTTATCTCTTGCGCTAGTACTAGTTTCATCATCAGTATCTGTCCAGTCCTCCATACGGTCATAGTTTTCTATGGGATTATATTCCAATACTGTCGTATCATATAACTTTTTCCAGTTAATTTGATACTTGTTACTCCATATCGTAATACGATTTTTCATATAAGTAAAATCGGGATATAAAATCTCTAACTCCCTTGTCCTCATCAAAATTGCATCAATAGCAATCTGTTTCACAAGCCCCTCAGGAACATTAAACCCGTCAAACAATGTGTTATCATAGTTATATAATCCCTCAACGGTTAACAAACTCAATCATCATCACCTCCTGATTTTTCACGTGAAACATTTTTTTCACTCGGATCATGCCTCCAATTTACACTTACATCAACACCAAACATCTTTTTAACATCATTACAACTTTTTTTCCATCCGTCTAACCACATTTCCATTCTAGTTGAAGTTTCGACATCATTGCTTTCCGCTTCGGAAGATATCATTCTTTCTTTCTTATCTGATCTGGCAGAGGGAATACCGACTTCAGTACAAAACAGTTCTTCCAATCTTCGCAATGTGTCCAGAACATCTCCTGCAATATAGTTCTGTCGTAAATTATTGACAAAGTAATCCCACGGTTCCTCCGTCTGATCTCCTCTCTGAATTCTCAATTTCTCATCATAGAAAACAGCTAACTCACCTCTCATGACCTGATCCATAACTTTTTTCAGACTTTCAGCCCCTGCTTTATTCCTTGCTCGGAAAACATATGCAAGTTTACTGTTCATGACGTTCATATCTAAGGATTCCATAGCGATAGCCATTTCATTCGCGTATCTTCCTACTAAATCCATGATCCCGCCATAGTCAGCGGTACATTTAAAAAGAACACATTGTTCTCCAATTACAGGTTCAATCACACCTTTTAAAAGCGGGTTGCTGATAACCGCCTGTGCCGGTCTGTAGAAAACATTGTACCCTTTGAGCGTGCACCCTTGAGGAATAACACCAAACTTGTCTGTATTGATGATAGCAACTGTGCCCCAACAATATAAACAGTACAAAAAATAATCTTTATCCCAGTTATCCGGCACTTCCCACTTCATCACAGAAATAGCTTTCTGTAACAAATACCTCTGAAAATACCAGAATAACTGAGTATTTTTGCAGTGATTAGTACTCGGGCTTATGCTACTATTATACTGATTGATATAATTATACATCACAGGAGCGCCAACACCTGTATTACATCCAAACATATATTCACCTCCTACAAATTATTAAAATAATCAAACCACGTTCTAGCGTATCCTGCACGTTCCTGATGCAAGCTAGCAGGCCTTTCATAGTTAGCCTGAAATGCAAGTGCAAGATATCCTGCATCCTGTGTGCTAACACTCCACTCTCTCCAACTCAACGGGTATGCGCTTGTGCTATACCATTGTGGCTCGATACCCCAGTTTTTAATTCCCGAACTTTGCTGAAACTCTGCAAAAATAACACTCAACTGTTTCTGCCCATCATACCAATCATCGTGATTTCCAAACAGTACATCAAGAACATTATACAGATCTGCGGGCGGTGTCCATTGAACAAGCCCGTGTCCAGTACCACCAATTTCAATCAATGCAGGGTTAAAGGTGCTTTCCTGTTGAATATTTCCACAAAGTCCCGCAATAGCATTTACACTCCATCCCTGAGATTTAAAATAATTTAAAATCACAGTTGCGTTATTTATGGCTTTTTCATTGTTTCCGCACAGGTTAGCCGTGGGATTTCCAAAATACTCACTGTTTCCGCCAACCTGCCAGTCCCCACCAGAGAAAGGCCAACGATAACAATGCGTGTAATGTGTACCGCTCTGCAAATCATATGTATTAATACTAACCTGATCCGGCAGAGGTTTTTTAGAAGTATGCGCTCCCATAGTATGACCACCATTGTTCAAATCATGAACAATTTCAGTATGTTGATGTTCACTGCTATTAATAACAAGAATATCTCCCACATGAAAATCAAAAGTCGCAAAGTCTGTTATTATAATTTCCTCAAAACCCAAACTTTTTAAAATTCCACCCATGGTGTATGTTGTAAAAGGCCATGCGCTCAAATTGATCTCATATCCTGCATGTCCCAAACCATACCACACAAAAGAGGAACAATCGTAGTATGTTATACCATTAACCGTACGCTCGTTTCTGTAGTCCTGTGAATAACCAACATTTGGTTCATTACATTTTTCAATCCACCAACTCATTGCCTGCAACATTAATCCACCGATCCCACCTGCCCCACCAGATCCCCACGGATTCTGACCTGAGTTAGCACTTGTCATAAGCGCAACGAACATTGAAATATTGCTTGCAGGAAAACTACGCATAGTATACACCCCCCTCAAGAAACTGTTTGATCTGCTCTTTTTCGTTTCTGGTTGCTCCACTCACATTGATAGCTCCGTTTTCAACAACGTAATACCCAGAACCTAAATCCTGCATTGTGCCATTTTTCATATAAGGGCGACCATTATCTGATCGGTCTTCATCTGTGATCTTATAGAACGTTTCAATTACATATGGTATACGCGCTATAGACAACAAAGTACCATTGACACCTCTTGTATGTACATCTGGTATCGCACTCTCAACCGCATTTGCAACTCCTGACGCACTTCCCAAAAAATTGCCAGAAAATAAATTCCCGATACTACTTAGCAAATTACTTCCACTTTCAATAATGTTTGCCCGTAAATCACTCACTTGTATGTTAACTCCAATTTGTGCATATCCACTATATAAAGTAACACCTCCTGCACTTACTGACATAACACCAACTCCGCTCATACAGTCAATAGTTTCACTGACTGTTACGCTCTCAGCACTTGCAACTTTTCCTCCGTCAATATCGAACGTTCCCCACGGATCAATAGTTAACTGAATCCTACGAAACGGAGACGCATTTAAAAATGTTCCACGTGAAATCTGTGGGTGTTGAGAAATCGGCATATCAAAAGATCTGCTATAAAAAGGCTTATTACCCAACTTCAATGCAGTCACATCGCAAGACCAAAAACCAAACTTAACCTCTGAAACCTGTGTACTTCCTGCGCCAACATTTTCACAAGGAAACCACATAACACTTGTCAGATATTGAAACGGATTGAACAAACATTTTAGCAAACTATCCGTGATCTGCTGACCTGAGATGTTCGCCCAATCAAGAGTGGAAAATATCTTTGAGCAAAAATCTGCGAAGTTAGTAGGAATAAACGCATAGAAATTGGTAAGTCCATCCTCACCTACAATGCCACATACAAAATAGCCCTGATTCAGTCCATATTCAGCAACCGGAAATAAACCTTCGTTAACAACTGTCCTTTTCTTCACAGGTGTTGACAGTGTTGGGTATAAAGTATCCATGACATCGCCGTCAAAACTAGTGGAACTGCGAATAAAAAACAGGTTACTAGCCTGTATTGTATCCCGATACGTGGCTAACACATCCACAACGCAATGTGCAATCCATGTATTGTTTCTATACTCCCAATCCTCAACCCAGTATGATCGATTAAATTCTACAATCTCACAGTAATTCCATGACGGGGCACTGCCTCCATTTCTCAGTATGATCTGTGGATTTTCAATAGAACAAGGTTCATTAATATTACAGGAAACGGCGGTAACATCACCGCCGACAACTCCTGTAGAATTAACTCTTTTGCTCGCTGTCTTAAAATTGACTGTTACCGCCATTATTATTTCCTCCTATTCCAGAACAAAAACAAGTCCATTCTCTGTAAGATCATTCCAGTAACGATCTGTGAAATGATAGTAGATATTCCAGTAACCTCCCGCGCTATTGAAAGGCGTTGTGCTACTCCACTGGTTGATCGTAGAAAGCCCCATAGCCTCTTCGTCAAACAGTACTGCAAAAATATTGCTCATTGCCTGAGCTTCTCCCTTTTCAACACTTCCATCCGGAGTCATAACTGAAGGCGTTACATTAATATCCATCGGACTGTCAAGTGTCTGCCAGAAATTAACCTTTTCATTTGTCGCAATTTTGAGATACTGGTCATGGAACGTGTTACTCAGTACTGTAGTGTCTGCGGTATGAAGATCTGGGCTGAAAATCATGATATTCTGCATACGAAGTGGTGTGTGCCTTGCAATCTCTTTTCCTGTAACATTCGCATGAAAACGCGTGGTTCTTTCTGTGAAAAAGTCCATGTAAGTCATGATCTTCGCGCATGCCCATTTATAAAAACTCGGGAAATTCTCCGCTTTTCTTACATCATTAGCGGTTAACTCTGTTCCGTTCTCGGTATTGTACATCGTGAGCAACTTAACAACATGCTCTCCGGTATACCCCGCTGTACTTGCTGTAACTCCTGCCTGCCAGATGTTTTTAGCCCCGATATAGTTTGCAACGCATGTCCTTGCCATGCTCTCATGTGCCTGTTCGATCATATCCATCGTGTTCTGAGTATACATGGAAATAAACTGACCGAACTCGTCAGGATTACGAAACGCCTGATCCAACTGATCCCTGAAATAAGTCCTGTGTCTCTGGAATACCTGACCGCCGTAGAAATTAGTCTGTAAAACTTTACCTTTTTTGATCTTGTACATGTCGACAGCTGTGTCATCATCAAGTGGCTGTCTCTGATCGTTTTCCCAATCATCGTCCAGCATCCCCAACTTTCGCACATGGTTTCCCCATTGCTGTGTGCTTCTTCTTAACCCTTTAAACTTTGCATTGTACGGTCGTACAGAAAAAATAGTCCTGTCAAGAACCTGAGAAATGCTGTTCATGATCCTGTCATTTCCGACAAGTAACGCTGTCTGCGCCTGTGCCACGAAAGAACTTGTATTTGTTGCTTTCATGGTTTCAACACCTGTTGCCTGTTTAACGATATCATTCAGAACTGTGCTGATCTGGTCAAAAGTTAATGTATTCGCCATTATTTTTCACCTCCTGTTAATCCCTCATAGTTTGGAGGATTGATAATGCTAGCAATAGCATCTTCGGTTGTAACCTGCTTCGGAACTGCGTTATGCATCAGATTAATGTTGTTACTCTGCACCGCGCTTGTGAGACTTTTAAGAGCACTCAGAACATCATTCTGTTCACTGATCTGCTGAATCTGCTGTGTCTGCGGATATGCCTGTGGCTGTGGCTGTGGCTGTGGCTGTGGCGGTCGCTGTGGAGATGTGAGTGGCAGTGTGAGTGGTTATGCGTTTGTGAATCGCTCATT